TGAATTTTACGTTAATCAGTTAAGTGTTTTGGAAAAAAGTTTTGGCTTTGACAAGGTTATAGCAGGGGAAGCAAAAAAATATATTGAATTGCTCGAAGACTCTCAGATTGTTGATGACATGCAATATATAACTGAACGATCGAATGATTTAGCATTTGCAAAAAAATTAGTGCGTGCATCTAGACATTCTCCAGTATTTGGGGATGTAAGTAATGAAAATATTATTAACTTCTCGAAAAAGCATCGATATTTGTCAAAAGTAATGAAACTGAATCATAGTGAAGATGCTTTTGTTCTTAAAACAAAAACATCCCAAGATCGTTTCATTAAAATGATGTTGGATGATTACTTGGTATCAGAATTAACAAACAACGATTATGAAAGTCTAGCTAAAAACTCTCTTAAAACGGCTTAAATAATTTTTATGTATAAAAAAGGCCGTTAAAGCATATTTGACATCCTTGCTAACTTTCCCCAAAATAAAATGGCTACTGCAAAATCAGTAGCCGAGATTGGCGTCTCGAATTTAGCTGGCAGGCACACCGCGTCCTCTGCGGTTTTTTTGTGCCTACTGCATGGCTATGCTCGTTTTATGGGCAGGTCTGTGAGTGGAGGTCTTTGACCTACCGGTCCAGCTACCGGCACGCCAACCCTCTCAGGTCTGCCCACCCAAATTGGCGTTTGGGAGCAGAACATACTTAGCTGGAGTACTGATCATGCAAAATTCACCTGCCCCTTTTGTCTTTGAAAATCACTCAGTTCGCACTGTTATCGTTAATGATGAAGTTTGGTTTGTAGCCAAAGATATTGCCCTTGCTTTGGAGTACCCTTCTTCTTCAATTGCTACAATTAACAAGCTAGTTGGTCATGTTCCCAATGAGTGGAAGGGTCGGAATCAGATTCCGACCCCTGGCGGAACCCAGCGCCTTCTCTGCCTTTCAGAACAAGGCATGTACTTTTTTATCAATCGCAGTGATAAGCCAAAAGCGTTGCCATTTCAGAAATGGGTGGCGGGTGAAGTGCTGCCTCAGATTCGTAAAACCGGACAGTATCAGGTTGCCACTAACCTTACGATCGGCAAGCCCGGTCATAAGTGCCTGTCGGATTTGATTGAGGGTAAAACCAGTCATCTGATGGGTAAGGCGAAAGTGTCGGCTAAGTCGAGACTCTGGGCGCAGGTGCGTAAGGCGTATGGGGTGGATGTGGCTGCGGATATTCCTGCGGATCAGTTGGATAGCGCCCGGCAGTTTGTGGGTAGTTATGTGCTGGAGGGGGATTATTTGCCTGCAGATCAGAAGCAGCTACCGTTGCAGGATGAAGCCCCGGAATACCATTATCAGGAGTTTGGTAAAACCTTCCATGATGGTCAGTTGATTATTAAAGAGCTGAAAAAGTATGTGCCACAAGATGCCCATATGCTGTTAAGGCAGTTGGATGCGGTACTGGTCAGCGGCTGGACGGTGATGGATGAATCCCTGATGCGGTTGAATATGACCCGCTCGATGTTAAGCAAGTGGCGCGGTGAGGCGATGGGGCATATTAAGCATCGGCTGTAAGTTTAAGTATTGGAAACCCGCCATCTGGCGGGTTTTGCTTTATGCGCTGGCGGCCAGTGGGGTGAATGGCTCTCATTTTATTGGTTGGCATAATTCGTCCCCTTAGTGGTAATCAACAATTTCGACATCAGCCGGGCCGTCGTGATCCCAGCGAAAGCAAATTCTGAATCAATGCCTCTGTAATTGTAAGTTTAGTTTTCTTACCGAAAGGCTGGCGGGGTAGACGGGTGGGGTGTATTGCCTTATGATTATAGGTGCAGTTGTGGTGGTAGGTAAGCCCCACGTTAAACACTGAAATTACCAGACAGAAAGCTGTGGTGGCAGGCGTACCCCACGTTAAACACTGAAAGCGCCAAACAGAATGAATAACTGCCGAAAGCCCCCTGTTTATGGGGGCTTTTTCGTTTCAGGAGGCTAAAAGGGATGCAGTTAAAAAAGCTGGATGCGTCATTTTATCTGGATCATACTCACCTGCAGGAAGCTCTGGATAACCGGGAAGGTAGCTGGGAGGTTGGAAAAACCCGTGGTTACGGGGTGGTTATTATCAGTATTAATGACCTGACATTTGCTATTCCCTTGCGTTCAAATATCCGCCATTCTGCTGCTTATATCACGGTCAGGGGGAGCCAGAACGGGGTAAAAGGAAAAGGGCTGGATTTTTCAAAAGCCTTGCTGATTACCGACGAAAAATATATCTCTGCTGAACTGTTTAAAATCCCTTCCGCTGAGCACACCCGTCTGATGGAAAAAGAGCACTTTGTTACTCAGAAGTTTGAAAAGTATGTTCAGAAATACATTAAAGCGATGGCCCGGAAGGATCGGAATATTTTGAATAGCCCAGAGTTCCGTTATTCCACATTGATTAACTATCATGCTGAGTTAGGTGTGTTATAGCCGTTTTTTTATTTTTGAAGACCCGCCATCTGGCGGGTTTTTTTATGCCCGGAGAAAAGTATGAGTGCAACTAGATACAACCTGACGCTGGTTGGCGTAAACAAAATGTCTCCGGCGATTAAGGGGGCGGCAGCGGATGCAAAGAGTCTGACTGATGTTCTGCGTGAACAACGGCAGGAGGCTAAAAAGCTAAATGCCACTCAGAAGAGTCTGGCTGAGTATGCGGGCCTGCGTAAAAATCTGGCGGCAACCCTGTCGGATTTTCGTAAGAACCGGCAGGCGTTAAAGGGGCTGGCGACAGAGAAAGAGCTGGCCGAAGGCAAGGTGAAAAGCCTGGCTCTGGAAAAGTCAAAGCTGACCCGTAAGCTGAAACGTCTGTCGGATGAGATGGAAAGCGGGGCGTACAATGCCGCTGAACTGTCAGAAGAGTATGCGCTGGTTCGTAAACAGGCGGATGCCCTGGGGGATCAGCTGGAGTCAGAGCGGGTCAATGTTAAAAGATTGGGTGCTGCTTTTGATGAGGCCAGTCAGAAGTCCGATGATTTTAAAAACAGTATTGATAAACAGCGTCAGTCACTCAATCGGTTAGAGGATGAGTTGCAGGACGCTGGCATCGATACTGGCAATTTAGCCCGAGAACAAGCCCGGTTAGAGCGGGAGGTGAACGCCAGTAATCAGGCGTTGGCGACGCAGAAAGACCGGCTTAAAACCCTGTCGGCGGCCCGCTCCAGAATGGCGGCGGCAGATACCCGCATGGCCGATGCTCAGTCAGATGCTGCCGGGACTGCGGCCATGCTGGCGACGGCGGTTATTCCTGTGGCCCGTGCGGTGACGATGGAAGCGGCGATGGCCGATGTCACCAAGGTGGTGGATTTTAACGAGGGGGAAGATAAAGCCTTTCAGAGCCATCTGCAGCGTTTAGCGGTGGAGGTGAATATCCCGCCTGAGCAGTTGACTCAGATTGCCTCGGCTGCCGGTCAGTCTGGTATTAAGAAAGAGGATCTGGCCGGGTTTACCGGGGCCGCTGCCCGTATGGGGGTGGCCTTTGATATGGAAGCGGCTGAAGCCGGTGAAACCATGGCCGCCTGGCGGGCCGGTATGGGCCTGAATCAGCAACAGGCAGAACAGTTGGCCGATGCGGTGAATCATGTCTCTAACAACATGAACGCTAAGGCGCGGGATATTTCCGGGGTGCTGAAGCGTCAGGGCGCTGTGGCTACGGCATCCGGCATGACCGAAACCCAGACCGCCAGTTTAGCCGGTGCGCTGCTGGCCGGGGGGGCGTCTGAGGAAGTCGCAGCCACCACTCTGAAAAACTTACTTGGGGCTTTAACCAAAGGCGAAGCGGCCACCAGTAGTCAGAGAGCGGCATTGGCTGATCTGGGGTTAGACTCCGGGGCGCTGGCCTTTGATATGCAGACCGATGCGGTCGGTACAGTAAAAGAGGTATTCGCTGCTCTGGCTGATGCGCCGGTAGAAAAACAGTCTGCCCTGATCAGCCAGATCTTTGGTGAGGAATCCAAAGGCGGAATTATGCCGCTGCTGAAAAATCAGCAGTTGTTGCAGCAAGCCTTTGAGCTGACTTCAGAAAAGAGTGAATACGAAAACTCAGCGTTAGAAGAATACGAAAACCGGGCCAGTGTCTCTGAACATCGGCTGGGTTCCGCCTGGCGGGCGCTGGATCGGCTGGGTATTGTGCTGGGTGATTCCATTCTGCCGGTGGTGGCTCCCGTGGCCGATGGTGTGGCCTGGGTTGCTAGTGGTCTGGCGGATGTGGCCGAAGCCGGTGGTTTGGTGACCACGGGTGTTACCGGGCTGGCTGCTGCTTATGTCGGTTATAAAACGGTTATGTTCGGCTGGCAGTTGGCATCGGCCAAAGTGGAACAATGGCGGGCGCAGTCGGCCCTTAAAACCGCTGAAAAAGAATCGAAGCTGGCTGATGCCACAGATGAAACGGCAGACAAAGCCAGTCTGGCGACTCGGGCGCTGGAACGCTTTAACCGGGCGTTAGGCCGTACCGCCAGTATTGATCCGGGTGATGGTGAGGGGCAGAGGGATTCAGACCGTAAGCGAGGCGGTGCCACGGAACGTGATCTGCCGGATGGGCGTGATGGCCGTGGCCATAGAGACTCTGACCCGGATAAAAAACCGGGTCAATACGATGATTCAGGAGAGCGAAAAGAGACCCGCAAGCCCCGACGAAAACGAGGCAGACTGGCCGGATTAGCCGTTAAAGGCTGGGCCGCTGCTAAAGATCTGGGGCATCTGGCTCTGGAGCAATTGGCTGGCCCGACATCGATGAACAGCTTTGCCGGTGGTCGTGGTGCTGATCATCGTTCGACCTCTCGTTCTGATAGACAGCATACATCGGAGCGTCACCGGGCGACTGAATCGCACCTGTCATCGGAGCGAACCTCCCAATCCCATACCGAAAGTCGTCATGCTTATTCCTTTGCAGAGGCGACAAAAACCCGTAATGAATCCAGTAACAGCACTGAATCCAGTAACAGCATAGAATCAGACCGTCATACAGAATCCGAAAGCGAACACACCAGTGTCTTCCGTCGGGCGGTGGACTGGCTTAAACCGCTGGCCGGTTTAGGTGCCGGTGCGGCCACTATGCTGGTCGCGCCGGAAGCGGTGGCGGATACGCTGGATGCCGCCGGTGATTTTACCGGTATGGCCACGGATATACTTGGGGCGCTGTCTGGTTCAGCCGGTGATCTGTTGGGCATGGCCGGTAAGGTGATTCGTCCCTTAGATACCGTGATTCAGTCCGGTAATCTGGTATCGGCTGTCGCTTCCGGTGATGAGATGGAAGCCGCTGCGACCGTGGGGGATATTGCCGGTGGTTGGGGTGGTGCCGCCGGTGGAGCCGCTGCCGGTGCGGCCATTGGTTCTATCGTGCCGGTCATTGGTACAGGGATTGGTGCGGCCATTGGTGCCGGTCTGGGTGGCTGGTTTGGTGGTGATGCCGGTAGTTGGGCCGCCGCTAAAGTGATGGAATGGTTCCGTTCAGATTCTAAGAATGAAACCCATAACGCCACAAATCAGACCTTAATAGCAGATCAGTCGTCATCAAGCACGGCTGAATCATCTGCAGAAAGCACACAGACAAATACTGTCAGCCACCTTAACACCGAGCTGAAAACCGCTCTTAAAACAGAGCTGCGGGATACTCCCCTGAAACAGCAACTGGCTGAAGCCGATGCAGAGGCCGGATCGGTGATAACAGGCAGTGCCCTGCAGCAGATCAATAGTGAGATCGATCAATCCAGCCGTGAGGTGAGTGTGGCGGGTTCCGGTCAGCAAAATATTCAGTTCAGTCCTCAGATCACCATTAATGCGCCGCCCGGTGCCAATGCTGAACAGGTTGCTGAGCTGGCCGTTCAGAAGATGAAGGCGTTGTTTAATACGCATCTGATGCCTGCACTCAGCCCGACGCTGGGCGGTCGCATTGATGACAGTATGGAGATTATGTCGTGAGACAGATGTTAGCGATTAGCGACTTTATTTTCAGTGTCTATCAAGACACGGATTACGAAACAATTACGCGCACCGCTGAATCAGGCCTGGCTACGATTGATCGCGCGGGTCAGTCCCCCGCGACTCAGCGTACCGGCAAGCCGCTGCAGACCATCAGTATTAATGGGCAGATCCTGGGGAATAGCGGAGGTAGTACTCTGGATCGGCTACGGGGCTTTATTAATCAAGAGCCGCAGATCGTGGTTAAAGGGGACGGTACTGTGCTGGGGTTATGGATGGTGGTTCGAGTCACCGAAACCGGAACGCGCCTGCTTGATGATGGTGTCGCTATTAAAACAACGTTTCAGGTTGAGCTGCAGGAGTATCACGCATGACGGGTAAAACAGTCAGAACCGTACATGGTGACACGGTTGATAGTTTGCTCTGGCGGGAATTAGGCCGCAATGATGAAGGAATTACAGATGCCTTCTGGCGACTCAATGAGCACGCGGCAGAACAGGGGCCGATATTTAATAGCGGCGTTATCTTGCGATTGCCTCAGTTGCCAGAAGAACCAGAGGTGACGCGTATCATGGTGTGGGATTGATATGTCAGAGATCAGGGATTTAACCCCAGTGTGTGAGATCACCGGGGCCGTGGCCGGTATTGTTAACCCTCGGTTGATGAGTTGCACGGTAGTTGATGCGGCAGGCATGGAGTCTGACAGTATCACCATTACCATTGCGGCTGGGGATATTGGAGCCTGGCCGGAAACAGGTCAGATTATTGGTTGCAGAATAGGGTATAAGGAGGGGGCTGTGGTTGACCTGGGGCGGTTCAAGCTGCAGCGGGTCAGCCAGTCCCTGTATCCAAACACCCTGACCATGACCGGCACTGCAGCGCGCTTTGATGCCAAAGACCCGACCGAGTTAAAACGGGCTCAGTCAAAAAGCTGGATGAATACCACTATCGGAGGAATTGTGGGGGCGATTGCTGGCAAGCACGGCTTTAGTCCGAGAATTCACGGTAGCCTGGGTGGTCTGCCTATCGATCATATGGATCAAACGGAAGAAACGGATCTGAAGTTTCTGCACCGGCTGGCCGATCTGCATGATGCGGTGTGTAAGCCAGTAGATTCACTGCTGGTTTTTGCGCCCCGTGGACAGGTAAAGACCATGACTGGCAGGGTGCTGGAACCCGTTAATATCCAGCATCCTCAGGAGAATATACCGGCTTATCCTGGATATGTTACAGGCACGGTATCCGGGCCGGAAAAACGCCAGTTCAATGGCTGCACTGCACATTGGTACGACCATGAAAAAGCAGAGGAAATAAAAGAAGAGGTCGGCAGTACGCCCCGTAAACGGCTGCCGGATCGGTACGACTCAAAAGAAAAAGCGATGGACGCCATTAAGGCAGAGATGCACCGGATAACCCGGCAGGGTGATTACTTGAGATTGGATTGTCCAGGCAATCCCATGCTGGCGGCAGAGTGCTTACTTAATCTGAGTGCTTTCCCATTTAACCGGGCGGATGGTCAGTGGTCTATTGACCGTGTAACACATAGATATAGTGGAGAATACAGATGCAATGTAGAAGCAACCCGACCCGCCTAGTGCGGGCTTTTTTTTGTCTTGTGGGTAGTGGTGCGCTGGTTGCCTGCAGTAGCAATCAAATCACGGCAGAGCAGCAAGCGGCGCTGATGAGTGAGTATGCAAAGCAACAAACGTTACAGATCAGTTGTAGTGGTCCGTGCAGCCTGAGCTATAAAGACCCCCGCGACAAGCTGAGCCTGCCTAAGCAAACGAATGGTTATGATGTGGCGAACACTCTGATTAACACAGCGGGGTCTGTTGCTACCGGGGCGGCACCTTGGGCTGCAGTGACGGGTATTGTTAAAACCGGCTTTGAGCATACGGGGGACAATGTGAGTAGTAGCTACAATAATGACTCGACCCATGCGCCTGTGGTGGTTGATCAGCCAGCGCCTGTAGTCGTCACAGCCCCTGATCCGGTGGTGGTAACTGCACCTGATCCGGTGGTGGTACAGCAATGAAAAAGCAGAGATTGGTGGTAGTTATCGGTGTGTTGTTGATCGCAATATAGTCTAGGTGGGTAGTTTGGACTGTGAGGGGTTTTGAGTTAATTTTGAGCTAATTTTGAGTATCGAAAAGGCAAAAAAAAACAGC